GTCACCGGTCACGCCCCGTTTATTCGTTCCGAACGACCACGGCGCCGACCACAACAACAGCTGCAACCTGTGCCCACAATGCACACAGGCGGGGCACAAGGCCGCACACTGGCAAAGGCAACGATTGTTGGCACCTGTGGCTACACCGGCAAAGTTGGCGGCGCACAGACCACGACAGGGCGTTGCGTTGGTGTGCGTTATCCCAGTGACGAACTGGTGGCGCGTTGGGCAAGACAAGCAATTGAAAACGAACTTATGACATTGGAGTTGTTATGACCATGACGAACAACATCGTGACTTGCACGACCAGTGCGCAACTTGTGGCGCAAGCATCGGTCAACCCGCAGTTTGTGACGTTGCACAACATGACCAAAAGCAACAACAACTACATCCACTACGGCAGCGCCAACGCCGGCACTGCCAACTCTCCACACATTGACCCCGGTGAGACATTGCGTTTAGAACTGTTGCCGGGTGAGGCTTTGTTTGCGTTGAGCGATCCGACAGGATTGCCACTTGGCGTTTTGATTCAAAGGTACGATGGCTAATGCCGTATTTCGTAACCGACCAATCCCCAGGTTGCAGCGGCTTTGCCGTTGTCAAAGATGACGGCGAGGCCATTGGTTGTCATCAAACTAAGGCTGATGCGATTGCGCAGATGGTGGCCGTCAGCATTGCTGAGAATATGGAACCAGGTGGCGAACGGGTGTTGCCCGAGAACTACCGGCCAGCATTGGCACTTGATGTTCCCGATGGTCGCGCCTGTGGCAATTGCTTTTTTTATGATGAGACAAACATTCAAGGTGATAAGGCATATTGCACCCGATGGGATGATTACGTCAACGGCGCCTACTACTGCAACGCGTGGCAACCTGACGAAAACAGTGACAATGATCGCAACTCTAATACTGATGTGGCTAATCGTGAACTACGCCAGCCGGCGCCACCATCTGACCAGATAACAGCACCGGCCATTATTGAGACACGGGCAACACCGCCAAACTACATGCAAGAGGCGGCAGCGCGTGGGCTTGAATTACGGCGTGAAGGTTTCGCTGGTGATGGCGTTACCGATGCCACCGTGCGCGAAGCGCGTGAAATGGCTGACGGCAACATCAGTGATGACAAGATCATTCGCGCCTATGCCTGGTCACAGCGCCACGCCGTTGACTTGCGAGCACCAAAGAACAACGACCCCAATCACCCTGACTGGCCCGGCGCCGGCGCGGTGGCGCATTACTTGTGGGGAATCAACCCACTAAACCCACAGCCTGCAATCAGGTTTCTGGAACGTGAATCAAACCGTTTGCAAGGAAGGACAACAATGAGCGACCTTGAGATTAGAACTATTGACACCGAACCTTTGGAGTTGCGCGCAGCTGATACCGGCGATGGCATGACCTTCATGGGATACGCAGCCAAATACGACAGCCCAAGTTTGCCGTTGCCATTCGTTGAGCGCATCGCCCCTGGCGCTTTCACGCGCTCACTTAAATCACGCAACGACATCAAAATGTTTGTCAATCATTCTGACTTACATGTGCTTGCGTCAACGCGGTCAAAGACCTTGCGCCTTGAGGATCGCCCTGACGGTTTATTTGTTGAAGCCGATTTGCCTGATGTTACTTACGCAAATGACTTGCGCGTGCTAATTCAAAATGGAACCGTCAACACAATGAGTTTCGGATTTTCTACCGTGCGTGATTCGTGGAGCGACAATGGCGCTGAACGCACATTGAATGAAGTTCGCCTGCATGAAGTTTCGGTTGTCACCTCAACCGCGGCCTACCCTGCGACCACAGCAAGCGTTCGCAATCTGCGACTCATTGCGCGCCGCACCGCCACTGACTTTGATGCACTCACTGACGCAATTGCTGCGCTAGAACTTGGTGAGTTGTCAGACGATCAGGCGAGTTTGCTGCGCACCGTGGTTGATAGTGCTGCCGGAAAACTTGAGGAAGTCCCCGCCGAGGCCAATGTGCCGATGGGGATTCTGATCAATAAATTGGATTTGATTGCAAAGCAATTGAACATCTGATTTATCGCAGTGAATAGAAAGCCCTGACCACACAGTGAAACTGTCAGGCAACTGGGTGCGATTCCCAGCACTGCACTAGCGCAAGGCCGGAGCCGGTCAGCGTTGTTGGGTAGCGGAGCCGCGCCCTTGTCATGCCTGCGACTAATTCAAACAAACGAAATGAGAAAACATGTCTTACTTGGAACGGCTTATTGAAGCCCAGAACAAAGACCTGTATTCAGCACGTTCATACCTTGAGCGCGCCGAAACAGAAAAGCGTGAACTGTCCGTTGAAGAGCGGACCGCATGGGATGCACTCAACGCGCAAATGGACAATCGCCAGGATCACATCAACGAGGTTCGCGGTGCAGAAATGCGTGACGCCAAAGTTGCAGAGGCAATGTCCTTCGCACCAGAGGTTCGCACCGATGCAGTACGTTCCGATGTTCGCAGCGACTCCGACATCCTTCGTGCAATGGCGCGTGGCGAGATTCGTTCGCACACATTCGAACGTCGCGCACTTGACACTGACACCGCAACAAAAGGCCCAGAGACCGTTCCGCAGGGATTCCTTGCAACGATCCAGCAGAAATTGATTACGACCGGCCCAATGCTTGACGGTTCGGTTGTCAACCTGTTGAACACCAACAGCGGCAATGACATTAAGGTGCCTGTTCAAAGCACACGCCCAACTGGCACGGCGGTCGCTGAGGGTGCAACGTTTGCAGTCTCCGACCCAACGTTCGCAAACATCACACTGCGCAGTCACAAGATCGGCACACTCGTTGTTGCATCGCGTGAACTTGTTGAGGACACCGGCATTGACTTGCAGGCATTCCTTGGCGCTCAAATGGGTGTTGCTTTGGGTACTGCCTCCAACTCTGCGCTGACTCTGGGTACCGGAACGGTTCAGCCAAACGGAATTGTGACCGCAGCTGGATCAGGCGTTCGTGGCGGCACCGGGGTAACGGGCGCCTTCACCGCGGACAACCTGATTTCACTCATGCACTCAGTTGATTCACTGTACGCGGCGCAACCCGGTGCAGGCTGGATGATGAGCCGCGCAACGATGGGCAGCGTTCGTCAACTCAAGGGTTCCGAAGGCTACCTGTTCCAGACCTACGCCGCCGAAGGCATGGTCGGATCGCTGCTCGGGTATCCCGTTTTTGAAAATCCATATGTTGCAGCTCAGGGAACTGGCGTCAAGTCAGTCCTGTTCGGCGACATGGGCGCATTCATAACTCGCGTTGTTGGCGGCATTGAAGTTGTACGTTCGGATGAGGCTTACTTCCTGTCCGATCAAATCGCATGGCGCGCAACCATTCGCCTTGATGGTGACCTTGGTGGCGGCGGCAGCGATGCTGTCAAGTACTTCATTGGTGGCACTGCTTAGTCAGTTGCACCAGTGACTTAATTGTGTGGGAGGTCGGGGCGCAGGACTGGCCTCCCACACTTCACCCCTGCAAATTCTGCGCAACCTGCGAACGGAGAACCCTGTGAATAATTCAATGGCATTGTTGTGGCACAGCAACGCGCCCTGGTGCGGAACTGGCTACGGAACACAAACAGCGCAAGCGGTTGAACGAATCAAACTTGACGGTCACGCCATCGCCGTCAACTGCAATTATGGCTTGCAAGGTATGCGCAGTGAATGGAATGACATCCCGATATTTCCAATGGGAATAGAGTCGTATTCCAATGACACCGTTCGCGCAAACTTTGAAACATGGAAACGCGAAAACCCTGACCTGCCTGCCCACGTCATCTGCCTGTTTGATGCATGGACAATGCCAGAGGCAATGTGGAAAGGTGTTCCAACAAGTGTGTGGACAATGGTGGATCATCAGCCACTCCCACCAAATGTTTTGGAAGTGTTGAAGCGTGAGAACATCACACCAATTGCGGTGACAATGTTTGGCTTCGAGCAGATGCAGCGCGCCGGTTTGACTGATGCGCTCTACATCCCAATGGCAATTGACACCAAGATGTATTCCCCAGGCGCAACCTATGAAGGCCAAACCGGGCGCGAACTAATGAACTTCAAGCATGACGATCCCGACAGCTTGTTTGTGGTGTCAATTATTAACGCCAACAAGGCCAGCAGCGCCGGTGGTATTCACCGCAAGTCATGGGCTGAAAACATCTTGGCGTATTCAATCTTTGCTCAAGACAAACCCGATGTTCGGTTGTATCTACACACAGAGCGTTTTGGCAACTATGGCGGCCTAGCCCTTGACTTCCTGCTGCGAGCCTGTGGCTTGAAAGATCAGGATGATTTCAAGTTTGTAAGTCAACACGCCATGCACAACGGTATCCCCAACGAGGCGATGGCGGCGTTGTTCAACGGCACCGATGTCTTACTGGCCAGCACGATGGGTGAGGGTTTCGGTTTGACACTACTCGAGGCGCAAGCCTGTGGAACTGTGGCCGTGGCCAATGATTTCAGTGCATCACCTGAGTTGCTCGG